TGGAGGGAATAAAAAGGAAAGATAAAGTTGAAACAAGACAGGTTGCTATTAGTAAGCAATTAATGATCAAGGTTAATATCCATTGTGCAACTCAGGATATACGAGCCAATGCTTTCATTGCTAATGCTATCAAGACCGCGTTGGAAGCGGTTGAAAATAAAGGAGGCTGACATGGGTTCAGAAACAGATTTCCGACACGTATTAGACAAATTGTTAAAACGCAGAAAAATATCAAAGGAGTCCAGGAATTCTATAATTTCTAATTATTTAAAATATATGGATGAGGATGGTTTAAGCGCAATTCTTGAGCAGGAATTACGCACAACCTCCGCATTTGAGAAAAGGATGGATAAATGAGTGCGAAACAGCAGAAGGCCATCGCGTCTAACGCCCGATTGAATTATTTGGTGGATCGAGGTATTAATCCACTCATAATTAAAAAAGAGATGCGGCACTTAAAACTATCGTTTATAGAGAATATTTCAGAAAAGCGTAAATGGCAAAAATATTAATAGCCCCTAGGATCTTGCGAGTATAACGCCCCCCTTGCGCCACCTGTTGTCGTCCTAGTCATCGTGCTTTTACCTCCTAAAGCATGCTCTCTCATTAGCCTAGCAGCGAGTGCGGGGTCTAGGTCGGCATCAATCAATAGCTGATAAATCTGCTCATTATTCCCAGTTGATATATACTTCGATGCTCTATCAACTATATTACTCAGCCCTTTAGCAATAAAACCAGGGTCGTTACTCCCAGCCAATGTATTTGCAATATCATCCTTAATTAGCTGCGACATTTGCAGGTTTTGAGCGGTATTTGATCCTGTTGCTCTACCCGCATTGTTTCTTGCTTGTGATGCGGATGCTTTCCTAGCATTTTCTAATATATCAATCTGTCCATCATTCATGCTAGATAGCATTTTTTTATTGGTTAAAAACCTTTGCATTGAATTCGATTGAAGCGGGAAAACTTCATTCTGTACTCCACCAGCATTAGATATTAAGGGTGATGTCCCTGTAGCTCTTGTCACCAGATTATCAGCAGCCACCAACTGATCATATTCTTTTAGTGCCACGGCTTGGTCAGTCACCGTATCCATATACTCTGGCTCAGCATCTGATAAAGACTTGTTAAGTTGCGTTTTCACTCCTTTAAGTGCGTTTCCTGCCTTCTGTACAGACATTGTTTTTTTGTCTGCCAGAGCTTTTGGCGTACGCAACATCTCATCAATATTCTGTTTAGCATTTAAAACTTCATTGAATCCTAGTTCTGATTGCTTATTGTTACGAGTCAGGGTCAGTAGGTCTATTTCAGATGAGTTGGACTTTACTGTGTCAGGTAAATTCTTTTTTACTCGCTCAAGACCTGTAACGATTCCTGTGTTTCCTTTGTGTTTTTTTATTGCGCTATTAATAGAAGAATATACATTATCAATATTAACTGGATTATTCCGCTGTCGCATAGGGTTTGTCATTTCCTGGCTTAATAGCCCAACAACATCAAGGATTTCCTGTCTTGATTCTGGCGTACCTGTTGCATTTTCTGTGTATTTCTTAATTGCAGCAGCATTGTTAGCTCGACTATTTAAAATGCTCCCTGGATCGAAGTTGCTATTTTCACCGGCTCTAGATATACCAGCCAGCCAAGGATCACCCGTTATCTGTGTCGATGTTGGATTAAAGTTTGGTATTTCTGCTGTAAGACCTGGCAAGTTTCCTTTTTCTAGCATCTCCAGAGAGCTTGGCCCTGCATTTCTATTTAGTAATCTTCCAGCAATCCCTTCGCTTCCCTTTCCTAGCATCGGAGCAATCAATCTACTGGTTCCTGATGCTGCTGCTCTAGCCATCGGGATACTCGCTCCAGCAGATGTACCAGCGAGCAATGGATACAGAATCTGCTCCATCTCTGATGCTCCGCCTTGCCTTGCTACTTCGGCTGCTCCTGATCCTGCTGCAACACTAGCAATAGTCGATGCCACCTCATCGCTTCCCACTATTTTACTTAGTACCTCACCACCTTTGGTCGCTCCTTTAGCCTTATTTAATAAGCCTACAAGACCCATAGGCACGGCAGCTTCTGAAATCCCTGATAATGTCTCATGATATATTTTAGCCGCTGGTGATGTAGGCTTTGGGAGTCCTAGTGTATCTGCAAATTGAGATCCATATTGCCTAGTATCGATTGTGTCAGGATTCCATGTTGGCTTAGGGCTGATTAATTTTGGTATTTCACCAATCATTCCTACAGCATTATATATACCACCTGGCGCAGCAGAAACACCTTCAATGACAGACCTCATATTCTGCCCGATAAACCCTAAGTTATCGCCAATGACATCAGAAGGCGTATTTTTTACTGTACCACCATTTTTTTCTAGTAGCTTGGCCTCTACTTCTGCTATTTGCTCATCCAATGTACCTTTATTTATTTCCTCACGATGTACGGCTGCACCACCATTTTTTGCTCTTAGCTTAGCCTCTACTTCTGCTATTTGCTCGTCCAAAGTAGCCATATTATTCCCCAAGATCCGCTGTAATCTTTTCTAAGTATGCCTTCTTTTCTGCAATATGTTTCTTTGCTTGCCTAGAGTGTGAATATTGCTCATCCAAAGAACTATGAGCTCTTCTCATAATTCCTTCTACCTCTTCAAGCTGGGCAATATAAGCATCTTTACCCAAAAGTGCTGCTTTTAAAGAAGTAGGGTCTGATGTTATCTTTTTCATTAACACTTCATCTGGGCCAGATAAAACACCGAGATTATAATATTCTTTAAGCGACATCATAATATCGGTTGACTGTGCTGCAAGTGAATTTCCAAGCTGCCCAGGTACTGGAGTAACACCATACTTGTTAACAGTATTTTTAAGGCTCTTTATTCCTGAGTTTATTCTTCTTATAGGTGTAAAATCCTTTGCATAGTCTTTTGATTCTAGCCGTACATTATTAGGCCCCTCTAAATCTAGCGGGCCATTAGGGACTACTCGCATTTCCCATCCGCCAGTTTCTGGATTTTTTACAGCGACCATCCCTGTCACTGGGCCAGGCTTCGGATCGCTTTTGTCACTATTATCTATTGTAACCATCGGGCTATGTTCTTTCTGGAGTATAGTTTCCCCCTGAATTTCTTCTATCCGATGTGTATTTTTATTGTAAGCATAAGTTTTGCCATCCTTGTCCTGCTTAAAATTAGAATACAAATCACCAGCAGCTTTAGGATTCAGGATATTTCCCATCTGTTCACGACCCAGAGTCTGTGCATTTGCGCCTGGTGCTTGCATGAATTTCATTGCAATTTCTTGAGGTGATAAATGACCGCCTAAAAGACCAGTCCCCTGTTTGCCCTGCTGATAGACCTGATCTGTCTGATCCATTTGCTGCATAAGTGCGGCCTCATCCATAGTAAACGCGTCAGAGGCAAGATTCTGCTCTGGTGTATCTGCCTCACCTAATAGACCTTGTAAGTAATCGACACGCTCATACTCTTTATCTTGCGCCCTCTGCTCTTTCTCACGTGCTGCATAGCTTGGACTAACCGTTCTCAAGTACCCTTCAAGTAATCCCATGGTGCGCCTTCCTAGTTTCTTCTTTGTTTTTAAATTCCCAGTCGTCCAAAACAAAACCGGGTTTACTATCTAGCCAGTGCTGGATTGAATAGAAAGCCCCACCGCGAGGGCCAAACTCTACACTATGCCAGTCTTCAGGCTTTATCCGTATAATCTCCTGTCCGGGAGTATTACATACCAATTGTGGCTCATTGTTGCGTCTAAAATTAACATCACCAGAACCATAGACTAAAATATTATCTACATTCGCATGCCTGTGCGTAGCTACGATAGAATTTGGTGAATATGTCACATACTGAACTTGAAAATCATCAGATCGGTAAACGATTGAGGACATAGAAACATCTGTTACTTGTACCACCTCACCGATAGTCGGGGGCATAAAGGGTCGTTTCTGATACCACCACGCAAAAAATCCACCTAGCTGATCGTATTCCATATTATCTTCTCGCTTGTTGCATAAGATTTAATAACCCCTGAAGTCCTTGCTGTCCATTAGACATGTCTTGGTACCCTTGGGCTTGCCCTTGCATTGTACTCTGTTGAGGCTGCCCAGCTCTAGCATTCATTTTCTTGCCCAGGTATTCCCCGAACTCATCTGAATCCAATAGGCCACCTATCCCAGAACTATCAACCCCGGACATTCCAGAAGTTGCAGCACCTGATATACCATCAATTCCTGAGCCAAGACTAGCTGCACCACCAAGACTACCTGCGCCACCGATACCACTGAATAACTCTGTTATTCCTGCCATTTTATTTCCCCACGTTGAAATTCATACCTTTACTTCGGCCCGACCCTTCAGATGATCCGGTTGACCCACTACTATCAAGAACTTGCTGAGGGCCGATTAACCCCTTCGCCCAACTGAGCTGGTCCATCTGTCTTTGCCCGGCAGTGTGGGGAGAATAATCATTCGTATATTGTTGCTGCATATTATACGGAGTTTGGGCGTATCCCTGCATGTTTCCAGTTTGGCCGATTGCATTTTGCATCGTCTGGTTTTTCTGCCCCAACATATTCATCATCATACCTTGTCTGGCAAGCGTACCTTGGTCTGCTTGTTGTGCAATACCCAGCTTTCTGTTCAAGTCTTTATCAAATGTTTCGTACCCAGTCCTTGCCATCGCCCCCTGAAGATTTCTGTTTATATCCTCCATGCCGCGGCCTATCGCAGTACCGTGCATAGATCCGCCCGACATCCCTGCTGCTGCTGCTCTAGCATCCATATTGCCCATCATCTGATCTTGTGCTTGTCCTGCGTCCTGCATATACTGGGATTTCATAGCATCAGCATAATTATTTCCAGAACCCCCCATGATCATACTATTAATATCTTGCATAGCACTGGGGTTATTCAACGATTCACCTAGGCTTTTAGCCAGCCCTCCCGCAATATTCTGCCCTGCATATGCGCCACCTTGTAATTGATTACCCCATGCTCCTTGCGCTTGTCCCTGCATTTGGCGCATATTATTAGCTGCGCCTTGCGACTCAGCTTGGCCAATGCTTGATCTATTATTAAACCAGTCGTTCATCCCCGACTGATCTTGGCCTATAAAATTTCTTCCTGCGTCCCAAAGGTCGCTTAATGCGCTTTGTTGCTCTGGTGAAATATTCTGTTTTGCCCAACTATCAAACTCGCTTTTATTCCAGCTTGAACTTTTTTGATTACCGCCACCTAAACCCATGATACTACCTCTATTTCTTCAATTATTTTATCAACACCCAGCGTATGCGCGTTAATTCCTAGTCCTAACTCTTCAACTTTCATTGCCCAAAAAAGATTGTCTGCTTGTAGCGGAAATACAATCTGTTTTGTCCCTGATCGCGTGGCCTGGTGGGTTGTTCCAACTCCGCCATGATGCAATATAACACTGCACTTTTCAAATGCGCTATCATAATCAATAAAATCAAAATCACGGCCCTGAATAAAGCACGGCTTTGATATATTCTTCTCTATCATATCAAACAATGCTAATGCTCTATCTTTCACAAACTTCTGTTGAGAGCCTAAACCCATAAATACCGCGTCTTTAGGCACTTCAACTGATGGGGCTTTGTTCTCTGAGTAGTAATAGCCCGTCCCGCCAAAGATAGGGTCAACCGCAATAATGTCAGATTTTCCTACTGCATTCAGCGCAACAACCTCAGGAATTTTACATCCCGCCATCGAAGGATTAAGGCTAAATGATGTATAATTACCAGTGCATATATTCCGCATAGGCTGTAAAAAATAAAAATTCACTATATCAGTACATCGACTATTCAAATCAAAGCAGTGCTTAGCTATAAGACCCATATTAGCACTAATTGATTCATGATACAGTGCTGTTAAAGCGGTCGGTGACATCCAGTCTATATTTTGCATTGCAAAACGGTTGCCATTAAAGTTAAGTCTGACAGTATTCTTGCCATACTCTTTGTCATCTAGTGCGAATATAAGATATTCAACATCATGACCCATTTCTTCAACCCTGCGCCCATACTCCAGCATAGGTAATATATCGCCAGCGACCCCGAATGTTGAAATGCCTATTTTCATATCTCTAAACTAATGTCATGTCGTACGTTTACAATCTTCCTATAGCGAGCAAAGACTTTTGAAAATCCTGGTCTTGCGCCTATGGCTCGTACCTGATAGCACCCGCAAGCTTCAGCTATCGGGCCTAATTGAGGAAATACATCATCCATCCATAAGTGAAAATCATCCGCTGCTAAGACCGGTAAGCATAATTGCCTTTTTCCTGTGTCCATCGTCCTGACTGATAATGTAAAAGCTGCTACCACCTCGCCATCCGGTGATATGACAGTCATCAAATCCTCTTCTTTCCTAAGCACTCTATTCAGAATTGCCTCTACTGTCAATTCATCGGGCGCACAATCAACCACTTTTTGAATGAAAGGCAGTATATCTGGCCATGCTGACCTTATTCTTTCGGTGGGTACTTTCACTAGCGCATATTTACATGTCATAGTCATGGGACCAACGCCTCCAGAGTTAACCGCTTCCACGCACCATTAATCCAAACATAGTACCCCTCTGTTGCTACGTTGTTAAGGTCTTCAACTAAATAGTATATAGTTCCTGCCTTCGGTCGAAGTGGTACTTCTCGCCTGATGGCCACGCCATTTGCTGCGTTAATCCTCCTGTCTAGCTCATCAAAAAAGCGTCTAAAATACCCTTTTAGTGTGTCGGTAGTTTCCTCTGGCGGTTGCTCGTACATTATCTTTTTCCTCCACGGGTGAACTCAATATCAAATCCTGAAAACCTAAACGCCTCATTATTAATACTTTTAACACTCCACGCGATTAGAACTCCGCTACTCCGGAAGTCTAGCTTCCTATCTATTCCAGGTCTGAATATCTGATAGGGTTGCCAAATGACACCCCCATCCGGTGATTGCTGTGACCCAAAACGGAATTCAAAAGCACTTCCCTTAGCATGCGGATATACGCGTGTTACGGTCGCGGCTGCTGCGTATCCTTCGAGTGGGAAATCTGTTCTTTCAATAAAGAAGTCGACATTGGCGGAGCCTGAAATCGGTGCTGTACTGAATAATGGGTCTATATAATTAAGACTACCTCCGGTATATACCCCCAGCAATGATCGATTGGTGGGGGTTATAGTTGTTGCTCCCCACGGCTTCTGGTCGACATCCCACTCAGTCTCAGTGTCTCCATCCCATTGATCTTCGATAGCGATCTCAGCGGGCGTTTTACTAGGGCCATAGTCAGCACAAGCCATAGTTGACGGCAAATCTTTGACTGCCCAGGAATCATCTCTATAGTTATAGATAAAAGCGATATTAGGTGTTTCGCTAGTGCCTTCAGGAATGCAAAACCACACTTCTTTTAGTGCGACATTGACCATCGCAAAAGACCGGTGCATAAAGACTTTGTGCGCCTTAGCGTTATATCGTCTCTGTATTCGATTGTGCATGATAGAAGTAATGTCACTGCCATTGGTCATGAATACATCACCATCTGACATGAAGAAATGCTTTCCGTCTGCTTCCACTACACAGTTTGTCGCAATGATACCAATGCTCGTAGACAGCTCTCGTCTATTCCAGAAGAACTCACTGTTCGCATTAAATGTTAATACATCTATTGAGTCGCGGCTATAGATTATAAAATCGTTACGTAAAGTTAGTCCGTCCAGTATCTTGCCGCCATCTGAGCCTAACTGTTGTCTTACTGCTAGTCCGCCTCTATCATCTATGTCCCATGTATACGGTCTCCCGTCTGTGACAGCAGGTGATGATATTCGGTATGCGTTAGGGTTATCATCCGCACCCCCTAATCCGAGAGCAAATAGGAAATCTTTATGCGCTCTCATGACAGTACATGTATAGCCTAAATCATCCCATGTGGTATGCACATCCGGAGCAGGGGCTATCCCGGGGACGGTACTGAATATCAAAGGCTCAAGAGTTGAAGTGCTACTTAAGTTTTGTACGTACTCCGGTGATATTTGTGAATTGTTCATGACTACCATGTTACCCATTTGGCAGCCATTCCAGTACCACTCTGCACCCGCTACCAGTGCATATCCACCCGTACTTGATATATCAAACCAGCCCGCTGTTCCGTCAGCCGCGAAGATTTTTGTTCTTGAGGCTTGTATCCAGTAATCGTTTTCAGCAAGCCTGACTGACATTAAGAATCCGACTTCCATCATGCTGTCTGGTGACGCTACTGCTTCTGTCTCGCCGCCATTAGGCGTAAAAGCTCCGTCTTTGACACGGAAGTTTCTACCAGCAGTTACAAAGTCTTTACCCAGTTCCCACGGAGTAATATCGGTATTAATCCCCGATGACCCGATGTTTGATAATGTCAGTAATTCCTTCATCTACTGCTCCAATAAATTAGTCTTCTCAACAGGTAACCCCATAGGCATCTTACCACTGATCGCTGCTGCAAGCTGATTGATTGAGCCAGTATTTACGACACCATGCCTTGCTCCCTCTAATTGCAGAATCGGCATCCAAGAAATAGCACAATCTTTCTTATCTTGTGATTTTCCTTGAGCGTCTTGACCTTGTATCGCTATATACCACCGGCATTCAAAAATCTTGCCCTCTTTAACTTCAACGCACTGGCTACCCAAAGGGCATGTCTTAATGGTTTCAACTTCCATTAGAAGTCATCCCTCCGAGCTACGACCGCATTAATATATCGAGGGGACCATTCATTGCCTGGCGGTTTAGGTGCAAAATCAGTGACCGCTTGCCCAACGATAACTAAATCACTACCTATAGCCGCTTTATGTATAGATGCAGGTAGATCGTGCTGATGATTTAGGTTAATATTAAATGGGTCATCCCCAATGTTTCTGGGTACATCACCCTGACTTGGGTCAATAATCCTGAGCATGTAGTCAGTTCCGTAATTCTGCACTGTCCAAGCAACAGGGATGACATCAGAAGAGAACAGCATCTTAGTACCCGCAGGTGCAACAACGGTAGTAAAGCCCACGCCAATAAGGTCATATAGTGCTTGGAACTGACCTTGAATGTTCCCAGTCAGCCCCGTTGAATAATTAAGCTCATCCTCAGTTGCTAGAATAGTCTGGTCATAGCCTTGGCCATTAACCCCAGGGAACTGAGCTTTCAATACCTCTTTTATCAACTTTAAATGATCGTCACCCTCTGATCGAGAGTCCGTAGGCAACGGCCACGATTCATTTAACTGCGCGATTGTTGTACCTGATTCTAATCCCATGTGTCTATCCTCTAAATTAAGTTATGGCCCAATTGGTGGGGGAGTTTCTGGTGAAGGGCACTGTACGAGGACAAAAGGAACGGTAAAAGGTGTGTAGTCATACCCCATTTCATACCTAATTGTATCGTACGTGTACCTGAACTCATCCACATATCCAGTAGGATATGCTCCAATATAAGCGTTTTCTCCTATTGATATATTAGACAACAATAATGCAGTTCCATTGCTGTGACTAACAGTTTCTATACCGTCAATGAATGCGGTTAAATAGTGGTTGTTATTTGCTTGATACGTTATTGCAATAGACACCCATTGGTTATATGGAAGTGTCCCAAAAGTTCGCCAGCCCGTCCCAAGTATGTACGCATCTAAGTTACCGCTTCTTGCTACTATAGACCATTGGTTACCCGTTGCCCCAAAAATACCGCCGTCCCCAGTTATATAAACCCTAGCCTCGACAGTGAAAGCAATCGGGTTCGTTGTCTTAATAGGTACAACTAATGAAGTGGAACCATCCCATACGAATGCGTCACCGAAACCAGAGGCTGATTCAACATACGCCTCCGTGCCATTTTCGAGATATGGCGCAGTTGAGGAAACATCACCCAGAATATCTAAGTTACTATCAAGATGAAGTAAGGCTTCTACTTTTGTAGAATATGGGTCACATGGGGTTGGGGGTACAGTCGGTGGTGAGGTAATGTCTGGTGGCGGCTCAACTGGATATGTATTTCCGCCATCATGTCCTACTGTCACACCTCCGCAGTTACGCGTGTCTTGCCTATCTTTGCTAATCGTAAGCCAATTGGATACAGTCTTGCATATAACGCCCCAACCAGCGACAGGGGTAACATACATGGGAGGCAGGCCAGGTACAGGCGCAGGAGGCGCAACAGGGATAATCTCAACCCCGTTGTTATCCTGCGCAAATATCCTTTGGCTAAAGCTCTCTTGGCTAAACATTACGGATGAGCAGCTACGTACGCATCAAATTCTACCCGTAAGGCACTTAGCAATGCTGTCTGGGTCGCTAACCCCGAAGTCAAGTCGTTCATTGCCTGGGCACTCATGGTACAAGAAACCACGGCAGTTCCGGACAATTGAAGAGGGGTCACCGTGATAGTGTACGCACCGTTTAGCATGACTGCTTGAGTACCCCTCGTAATACCGTTTGTGCCATTAAAGTAGCCAACACCCACTTCTCTGTTAATACCATCGACAATGGAGTAATACACATCGCCTGCTACTAAATCATCTCTAAATAAAGCTTGAGATTGATTCGTCTGGCCGTTGAGAACTATATCCCCATAGCCAATTGTTGCTGTGGTCTCTGAAACCCAGTCGCTTACTCTATCAACCATTTACAATCCTCATCGGTGTACCGCTCCAGCGGGCTACATCATCATTAGTACGGACAGCAGCTAATTCTTGCTGAAATCGCTGCTCCCATATCTGACCAGCTTGTCCATCTTGTACATAACTAAATATCTCGACCAGTAGACCAAAGATATATAAATTCGGTTTTGTCTGACTAACCCAGTTAGTGTCTTCCAACGTAGTCAATGGAGGTATTCTTGCATAATAGATAATTTCTAGCGTCTCGTTAGTCGCGGGATATATCTGTAACTGGTCAGCTATAATTGTATAGACATACTGACTTGGGATAGCTGCCTGGTTGTCTAGTAATTCGTTCATCTTAGACGGTGATACATAATCAAGACTAACACTGTTTAGCTGAATGTCCCGTAGTCCATCAAAGTCATACGGTAGGCCAACATACTGCTGATCGTTATCTGACATCCATAATTGCGCTCTCTTTGCCATCTCCCTGACCTTTAACGCATCCCCCAAACGCTGCTCTACGACTAACAAGAAAGAGCTTAACATTGAGCCAACACCCGCGTCTTGTTTATCTGAGTACCCAACGGCTGTATCTACAATCTGCTGATAATTCATAATTTAATATACCATTTTTTTAATGACGCCGATTATGCCGATGTTATCAGCAACAAGTATCCCCGCTCCTCCATAAGCTGCGAACTTAATTTTCAGTAAAAGAGCTAGTATTTCACTCTGTTTATATTCAACCCCATTTATTCTTTGCACAATATCGTCATGTCTGTTTTGAGATTGAGTGGCGGCCTTCTCTAAGAGGGCTATTCTTACGCAAGTATCTTGTGAGATGTTATTTACTCCTTGAAACATGTTTCGACTTTTCAAAAGACCGCATCCCTGCCAGACCTAACATTCCTAACAAAACCTGGAGGGTTATATCTGTGTCAACAATAGGGAATTCCCCCGTATATCCGAAACCTACTAATGCAATGAATTTGGCGATGGGTTCAATGATTGATATATAAAGCAGTCCAACCCCGCACCCCCACCCGACAAATGGCCTCCATCCTGATACAAAGATACTGGCATGTTTTGACTCTTGTAAGTTAATTTCGTTCTGAGCCTGTGCTACCGCCAGTTCAGTAGCAAGCTCAGTTTTGAATCTTTCCAGTTTGTTATTATCTATCTGTGTCTTGTCTGGCCAAATACGGCTGACAATCCCATCAATCATACTGCTTGCTGCTTCTACCGCTGCGGGTATGTCAAACATCTACCACCTCGCTCTGTGCGATCTGACATCAATGTGGACAAAGCTATCATATAGCCCGATTCCGTACCTATTGGGGTACATTATATCAAGTTTTTCATATAAAGACTTCGGGTCTTTAGTAGGCACATCGCAAGCTTTAGCTTTTACATGCTGTGAAGTGTCATTAGAGCCGATATTTCTGTTATGTTGAATACATCGGCATACACTACTAGGCTGATAAGGGCCTATAATATCGCGTATTTTTTCCATCACATTTAGTAGCTCAGCATCAACCGTATCAAAACCGCAGCCGCATTTACATGCAACTTCTTCACGGCTAAAATGGCTATCTAAGATGTTCATAATTACTTAGCGTCAGTTACTTTAGCTATCTCTTCGACATTAGCTTTACCGACTTTCTCTACCTTTCGCCCTAGCCCTAACATCCCTACTGATCCGGTCACGAACCCCATCATTACATCCATTCCATGTAACCCAGCAAAGTACCCACCTACGCCATAGATCAGCGATACTGCAATTCCTAGCCATGTTATTGTACCTTTCATAAGTGTGTCCTTTTTTATATTAAAATTAATCAGCGACTATACAGTCAATGATTGGTGGTGCAAAACCATCACAGTAGACTGGCGGTAGTTGTCTAAAATAAACCGCAGGAGAGGGGTCAGTTAGCTCAAGTGTTGTGTCTACTAGACCTTGTACACCCTTAGCATCTAATGATTCCTCTATCAGAACCATCAAGGCACATTCGCTCAATAACTGAGTTCGATTAGTATCTATTTCACTTTCTAGGGGTGTAAAGTAAACCCCCGTCAGACTGTCTACGCTGTCACATCTATACTCCCAGAAGTATTTAGACTCTGAGATGTCATTCAAGAAACCTGAACCTGTTGCGTAGTTATCCACCTTCGCATGGTCAGCACTTGCTGTTGCTATGGATAGTGCTAATAATAGTATTGTTTTCATTTTAATTCATCCTTATTAAGGTCAGGGTATTTCAACATTCTGTGATCGTGGATGGTATTATCTTCTAGCACCAATACACGCCTAGCCAACCCATCTAACCTGGTTGCCTGTGTTGCAGATATTATCTTAGCATCACCACGACCATTAGTGTTATCAGTAATCCTGCTCACCGCTAAAGCAAAGAACCATGAAAATGCTGAAACTATAATAAAACCGCTAATGGTAATTAGTTTGGCACTTGTTATTGGGCTTTCTGGTTTCATTGCCCTATTTAATATCTATACTTTGAACTTCTGCTAATGTCGTACAGTTCTCTATTGCCGCTTTGTATCCCCAGTATTTCTCAAGAACCGATAGTCCGTTAATACATACAGCATCAATAATAATATCCCAATCAGACAATGTGATTGTTTGTTCGATTCCAGCGACATCTATCACGAATAGCAATCCCAATCTCTTACCGATCTCGAAGTTTCTTATGTCATCACTAGAACCATCAACACTAAACCCAAGACTGGTCTCAACTTCAGGTCTGGCAGACTCCTCAGTCTCTCTAAGTGCCTTCGCTTCCAATATTCGTTCGTTCTTGTAATAGTCAAGACTCTTGTCAGTCAGTGTATAAGTCGCTGTACATATAAGCGTCTCATCATCTAAAACGATGTCAGCGAAAGTAGAACGAATCTGGTGGGGTTCAGCAACTTCATTGACTGTCACCAATCTGTAGTATTCCTCCTCTGCTCGTT